GTACGGATGGCTTCGAGGCGGACGCCGAGCTGCTCGAGCACCTCGAGGTGTGCGGAGCCGTCTTCCTCGAGCGCCGAGGTCAGCGCACGATCGGCTTCGAGCGGCGGCCTCTTCGGCCCGACGTCGCACGGCCTGGTGATGAACGCGCCGGTGGGTCGGCACCTGACTCGCTGCGCGCCAAGGTCGACGAGTGATCCCGCGAGGCGTGCGCAAGCAACTGGCGTTCCTGCTTCTCGGCGTTGCCGATTGGCTTTATCCAGCGCCATCGCTCGGAACGCTGAACAACGCGGAGCTCGACGTCGAGCTCGCGCGACGCCGTCGCCGTCGCCGTCGACGACAGAAGCGCTGATGCAACCGTGCAACGAGCCCGGTTGCCCGGTGCTCGTCGAGCGCGGCAAGTGCGCGATGCACCGCCGTGCGCGCCAACGTCGATCGGATTCCCTCCGACCGAACGCGTATCGCCGCGGCTATGACGCGCGATGGGAGCGCACAAGGCGCGCGTACCTCAAGGCGCATCCGATCTGCGAGGAGCCCGGCTGCGACGCGAAGACGACCGACGTCGACCACATCGACGGGCTCGGGCCGCTCGGTCCACGCGGCCACGACTGGACGAACCTGCGGGCGTTCTGTCACCCGCACCACTCACAACGAACGGCAGGCGATCAGCCTGGAGGATGGAACACCCGAGTCAATGGCTAGAGAGAACGGTCACCCTCCGCCCCAGCAGGCAGTCGCGGCACCCCCGCGGATCACGATTCTCAACGTCTTCGGCTTCGAGGTCGACAACCTGGCCGACGGCGGCAAGGCGCTGAAGGTGCTCACTCCTCAGGGCGAGCAGATCATCTTGCCGTTCGACGCCGCCGGCGCGAAGAAGCTCGGCCAGGCGTTCACCGCACCGAGCGTCGAGGTCCCTGGAGGTCCCATGCCGCCGCCGAGCCCGCTGCTGTAGCCGAGCAAGGGGTGGGGGGCGACCCCCTTCGGGCGATGACGCCGACCGCCCACGCAAGCGATTTTTCTTCTGTACGTTTGCGCGAACGTAGGTACGAATCAGGAAACGCGCCGAGCGGGACCCGTTCCGGCGCCTGGACGACTCCGGTTGCAGCCCAGGTGCGCGAGCTTGACGTTGCCGGGTTCGTGGTCCCCCGCGAGCTTGATAGGGACGACGTGATCGAGACTCGCGGACCGCTCGTGCGGGAACTGGACCTCGGGATCGACCGGTAGGGCGCAGACGTGGCATCGCCAGTCGTCACGCTCGAAGATTCGGCGCCGTAGCACGATCGGCCCGATGCGCCCGCCGGCAGATCGTGCGCGAGCTGCGTGAGCGAGATGCGCGACGAGGTCAGCCTGGCAATGGATGCAGTGCACCGGGGGCCGGCCCGGGTTGCGCTTGATGATGAACTCGCCGCCGCACCCCTCGCAGGTCGCCAAGGTACGCAACGGCCGCCGCCTCGCCGGCTTTCCGATCGACCGGTTGCCCTTCGCTCGCCAGGCCGCCACCCTGCACGCCTCCGAGCACCACTTCCGCGGCTTGCTGCCACGCTGAGCGGGCAGCTCACCACCGCAGTGGGCGCAACCGTTCACGGCCGAACCGTACGTCTCCACTCGGATAGCTAGGATCGTGATGCCCGCTCACGCGAAGCCACCCGGCCAGCGGCGCCGGCGCAACCTGAACCAGACGCAGTGGCGCACGCTGCCCAGGGAGGGCCGCAAAGGGCGCGCGCCCGGGCTCCCCGACGGCGATTGGCTGCCCTCGACGCTCGTCTGGTGGCGCGAGATCTGGGCCTCGCCGATGGCGACCGCCTGGACCGCCGCCGACCGCGGCGGGCTCGAGCGCCTCGCGACCCTGAAGGACGAGTGGGACCGCGGCGGAGCTCCGGTGTCGATGCTGATCGCGATCCAGCGCCTCGAGGACCGCTTCGGGCTCTCGCCGGAGGCCCGCAAGCGGCTCCACTGGCAGATCGAGCCGGCTGAGCCGGCACCCTCTGCGCGCCGGCGCCCCCGGGCGCGCCGGCCGGCCGCCCGTCAGCGCCTGCGCGTCGTCGACGCGAGCGCCGGCGCGCAGTAGGTGCCGTGGCGCGGGCCGGCTGAGCCCGGCGAGTTCCCGAGCCTCGGCTACGCGGTCGCCGAGTTCATCGAGGCGCACTGCGTCGTCCCCGACGGCGAGCTCCAGGGCCAGCCGTACCTGCTGACGGATGAGATGTTCCGCAACCTCGTCCACGTCTACCGGATCGACCCCGAGACGGGGCGCTTCGTCCACGACCGCGGCGACCAGCTGGTGCGCCCGCAGAAGTGGGGCAAGGGGCCGCTCACCGCGGCGCGGATCTGCGCCGAGGGGCACGTCGAGGGCCCGGTCCTCTTCGACGGCTGGGATGCCGACGGCGAGCCCGTCGGCCGTGGCTGGGCGACGCCGCTGATCCAGGTGACGGCCTACTCCGAGGATCAGGCCGACAACGTCTGGAAGGCGCTGCTCGGGATGGTCCGCCTCGGCCCGCTGATCGAGCAGTGGCCGGACACCGGCGACACGCGCATATACACCCCCGAGGGCGCAGACATCGAGCCGGTCACGAGCTCGGCGCAGTCCCGCCTCGGGCAGCGGCTCACGTTCGCCGCCCAGGACGAGACGCACAGCTGGACCCGGCTGAACGGCGGCCGCAAGCTCGCCGACACCCAGCGCCGCAACGTCGCCGGCATGGGCGGTCGCTTCCACTCGACGACGAACGCGTGGGACCCCGCCGAGGAGTCGGTCGCGCAGGAGACGGTCGACGAGCCCGGCGTCTACGTCGACGACGTGGAGCCGGGGAGCGGGTCGATCCGCAACCGCCGCGAGCGCCGGCGGATGATGCGCCGCGTCTACGGCGACTCCGCGGGCAAGCATGGCTGGGTCGATCTCGACCGCGTCGAGTCCGAGATCGAGGCGCTGCTCGGACGCGACCCCGCGCAGGCCGAGCGCTTTTTCCTGAACCGCAAGCGCGCCTCCGAGGACGCCGCCTTCATCCCCGAGCGGATCGACGCGATCGCGGAGCCGTGGGCGCCGGAGCCGGGCGCGCTCGTGACGCTCGGAATCGACGGCGCCCGCTCCGAGGACGCGCTCGCGATCGTCGGCACCGAGGTCGAGTCGGGCCGCCAGTGGAGCGTCGGGATCTGGGAGCAGCCGGCGGGCGCCCCGGAGACCTACGAGCACCCCGAGCACGAGATCGACGGCGCGGTCACGGAGGCGTTCGAGCGACTCGAGGTCTGGCGCGTCTACGTGGACCCGCAGTGGATCAAGCACCTGCTGGTCCGCTGGCAGGGCCAGTTCGGCGAGAAGCGCGTGATCGCCTGGTACACGAACCGCCCGCGCCAGATCGCCTGGGCCGTGCGCAACTACGCCGCCGCGATGGGCGGTGAGCAGCCCGAGCTCGCGCACGACGGCGACGAGACGTTCGTACGCCACCTGAAGAACGCCAAGAAGCAGACGCTCAACGTCCGCGACGACAAGGGACGGCTCATGCACACCCTCTCGAAGGACCGCCACGACTCGCCGCACAAGATCGACGCCGCGATGGCCGCCGTCCTCTCGTGGGAGGCGCGCGGCGACGCGATCGCGGCCGGAGCGACGACGCCGGGCCCGTCGCGCGTAGCGGTGTCGGTCTAGGGCGTGGTCCTAACCCCGGGGGCGTGGCTCGAGCGCCTCGACCGCGAGCTCGACGCCCAGTGTCGAGCGATCCGCGTCTACGAGGACTACTACGACGGCAACCAGCGGCTCGCGTTCGCGACGTCGAAGTTCCGCCAGGCGTTCGGCAACCTCTTCCAGGCGTTCGCCGACAACTGGTGTCCGCTCGTCGTCGACTCGGCGGTCGAGCGGCTTACCGTCCAGGGCTTCCGCTTCGGGGACGAGAGCGGCGCCGACGACGACGCCTGGTCGATCTGGCAGGCGAACAACCTCGACGGCGAGTCGGAGCTCGCGCACCTCGAGGCGATCAAGTGCGGCCGCGCCTACACGATCGTGCAGCCCGGCCAGGGCAGCGATCCGGCGCGGATCACGCTCGAGCACCCCTCGCAGGTCGCCTGCGCGCACGCCGCCGGCGACCGGCGGATCCGGCTCGCGGCGCTGAAGCGCTGGCTCGACGACTCGGGCTACGCGATGGCGACGCTCTACCTGCCCGACTACGTCATCAAGTACCAGTCGGCGGACAAGGTCAAGAACGGCTCGAGCTCGCGGATCAACTGGGTCAGGCGGTCCGGCGACGAAGGCGGGCCGAACCCGCTCGGCGTCGTTCCGGTCGTGCCGCTCTACAACCGGCCGACGATGCTGCGCGGCGGCCGCTCGGACCTCGAGCCCGCGATCGCGCTCCAGGACGCGACGAAC